TTCCAAACCACCCGTAGCATCTCCGCGTCCAAACGCATAAGATCTAACAGGAGCATAGGTGACAGAAGTGTCAACTGGTGTAGCTCCGGAGGAAACAGTGTTGATGTTAAGCAAACTGTTCGCTCCAGACCTAGGGTATGACATCGCCAACATATGGGGATCGTGAGATTTGAGCATATTAATTGCTTTCCATCTCATAGACCCTCGGACCATCGCGTAGCAGGAAGCAACGCGATCATACGTATCAAACGTCATGGTGTTTGCGATTACCGCAGGAACAGCATCAATCTGTCTTACGGAAATCTGGGGTGGGTAGCACGAAAAGAACTGATTCGTGGTCTGCCCGTCGGGAACAGTGAGTACTCTATTAAATCGCTTCAACAACGATCTGAAAGAGAGCACTCTCTCCCCAATTGCAGCTCTGGCTGGCATCAACGAATGGATGTCATGAGCTCCACCCACGGTTTCTTCCGTGATTGCGCAGTCTTTTCTTCCTGCTTGTGGAACTATTCGTCCAGACTGTGGAGTCCATTGCAAAATGGGTTCTCCACTTGGTTGAGCCGGGCCTGCCCACTCAAAATCGTCCGCTGCTGAAACTTCCACCAGTACATTGACTGATGTAGAAACACCGGAAGGTGCAACCAGAGGGTTCAAAACAAGCATCTGTACAATACAAGAATACTTGTCATCTCCATATGTTGCTCGATATTGGGCGAAAGCCATATAAGGGACATCGACTGTAAACTCATTACCATTTCGGACATCGATAATCGTACGATGAAGGTACTGAGTGTTGTCAAGGTTCACTGCTGGAGCAGCACCAACACATCCTAAGTCGTAGGGCACAATAGCCACTAAAAGACGACCTGAATGAAATTCAGTCTTCACGAGCTTAAACGTGAATCGGACTGTACCTCTCCAGAGTGAAAAGAACGATGCGACAAATGCGATTGGCGTCAGATGTGTGATGACAGTAGCAGCTTGAGAAGTATTTCTCGTAAATGCCCTTGGAGTCACAGATTCTGTCCAAATTTGAGTGCCTACCGCACTTGCCGTTGACCAAGTAAAGCTGGTGTAGAATGCCGAAATACCCGCAACATAGTTGAGGGAAAGTTCATCGACATCACCACCTGCAAAATTGGGTATGTCTTCCACTTCATTGCGATCAAACAACGCAAGTTTTGTGGAGTTGTCCTGAGCATCAACATTTGTAAATCGATGCATGATCTGCTTGGACATATACACGGTCGGACCCTCATTTCTAGGACGAGCCCACCCAAATGCCCCAGCTGCACGACCGATAATATCGGAAGCCCAGGAAACGGGTTGTGCGACGGACGCGAGCAATGGAATCCCAGATAAAATCTTGGAAGCCATTCCCACCTTATTCGCCGCAGATTGAATAGGACCGAGCCCACCTGAAGCAGCTTCAGCCTCTGCGGGTCTGCCTGGATTTCTCCGGACTTTCCCATAGGCTCTACCTGATTGAGGCATAGTAGGCATCGTAATTTCAACCTTTTCGTAGTGCGCAAATAGAGTATATGCGCAGTTAGTTGAACCAGCAGGTGCAACAAGGGGAGAGTACGTCATCAACGCAACTGTCCCAATATCACCATAACTGGAGCCAACTTTCACAACACTCCATCCTTGCACATTGAGGAACGGAATCACCAGACTACCTTCGGTGTCACAATTGACATCCATTTCAACCCGCGGAAGTTGTGTAACTTCCGTGAGCGTAGCCATGTGAGCACGCGTAAACGCAGTCACATTGGTGCCGTTCGCACTAGCTCCTCCAGTCGGACAAAAGACCAGCATATATCTTCCTTGCTGAAATCTGTTTCCATTGATCTGGAGGGTGAGGTGCAATTCACCTCTGAACCCAAATGTTCCCTGCAACTTACGCCCCCAAATATCATCCAAGTTGATAAAATCACTAGGAATCTTTCGGGTAAGTTTAGGGACAGCAAATGTGTCCGTCGTGTTTAACGTTCCTACCGAGATTACCTTTGGTCTCGCCAGAAACGACGCGATCTCGTTCGATACTGAAGTCCTCGCTGAGTTTAAAAGCTCACTAGACAGCGGTGTATAAACGCGCGTGCTTGTCACAACTCCTGCATCATTGGTCGCAGTTGTCGTGTTTGAGTTCAGGTCCGAGCCTGATACTTCTGCAGTTTGCTGGGTAGCAAACAGACCTTCTTTTCCAGGCGGGATTTCGCCTTCGCTTGTGGTTGTAGCAGCTGATCTGAACGCGTAGGACCCAGCTAAGCCCAGTTGCGCTCTCCGGTTTCCTGGATAATACGGGAATGCCGCAAGGGCCATCCTGGAAGTAACGCTAAATAGCGCAGCCCCTCTGCCAATGCCTAAGCGTCCGCTTTGAGGTTGTATGACCGGAGTATTGTCTCTCTCCACGTCGTAATCAGAGGCGGGCAGGTCCTCAGAGGGAGCAAAGCTCCGGTAGTAATTGTTGTTGAACATATCCATCCAATAACTTTCACCACGCATCATCACCTGTTGGTAATAACGCTCGAACGAGGACGACTCGGGTCGCTGCATCCCAGGACAGTTGTCTATAGCTGCTAGTATTTTAGAACACCAGTAGTCAAAGACACTTTTCCCGTGCAAAGCCAACTCGTGAAGAACAACTTGTACGTTGTTCTCCGTGTCGCCAATTGGGTTTCCACCCTTTTTGACCCAGTTTGCTATATCCAACACTGAGTCTAGCGCCAAAGGCCCGACATATCGTCCGGTCCTTTCATCATACACCCACCTCCGTTTCAAGAACGTAACTTCGGTGAGATCATGGAGTTTTTCCGTCAACACAGTCTCTTTATCAGCACTTGTGTAGACATGGCCAAGCTTAACCATCTGTTCTGCAATCACTTTTTCGTTGAAATAATCAACATACTCAGGATGAACAGAGAAAACGTTGTCATCTCCAAGAACAAGGAGGTAGACATGCTTGTTGAAATCATGGGATCCTTCTAGACGGCATTCAACAGCCCAGTGCCAGCAGACGCGAAACATCAACTGTACAGTCAAGCTATTGAACATTGCCGTAAGGAAATGCCCACTTGGCATAGAACCATGCCAATACATGAGAATACCACGATTCACATGCAGAGAATTTGTCAGGTCAAGCAACAAAATCGACCTAACTCGATTGCCTACAGGGTCCTCACCATACCACTCATTCACCATTTCTCCAAGAAATTGGTGAAAGATAGGTAGCTCTCTCTTATCG